ATTTATTTTCAGCCGTCAGAACATCACCACCTGGCCGCCGGTTTGCGGGTGTGGCATCACCGGGTTAATCTCGCCGGGCTTTGATATTGAGCGCATAAAACTTTCCATCGTCACAAAGGTATGGCCGCAATTCACATTGATGCACTGGTGATAGCGTTCTTTGGTTTCGGTGGTGATTTGGCTGCTGCTGCGGGTATGGGCTGCGCTGTGGCATAAAGGGCAATTGAACATGATCCGGACTCCGGTATCATCCCGACTAAGGTCGGTGTTAATGATAATTATGCGTGATTATTGATTAAAAATCATCATTCCATATCCAAATCATCTATTTTCACCTCTAATTCCAGCGCGGTAGTAAAGCCGCTGTCACTCACGGAATGGGTCACAGTGACCAGCGTCCAATCAGCTTCATCAATCTGTTTTTTGAATCCGGTCACTTTAACCGGCACTTCGGGATAGAGATCCGCGCGCCCCCTGGCAAGCTGAATAGAGAATTTCGCCGCGCCCCGTTGCAGCCGTTCCCAATTCGATTTAGCCGCCCGCTGTGCATTGTGTTTGCTGGCGTAAGTGGTGCGTAAGGTCAGCACATTCTCATCGGTGCCTATCAGGTATTCGCCTTGTTTTTCTTCTGGCTGTTTGGGCTTGGCGGTACTGGTCGCCTTACGCTTGCGCTTACGTTTTACCTTAACCACCGGTTTTTCGGTGGTGCGGGTATTCAGCCAGTTAGCCACCACGCCGGTATAAGCGCCCCGGTCAGCCATACTAAATTGATGGCCGTCGCCCAGGCTGCGGATAATAGTCATCACCGGAATCGATTTACCGCTGGCGGTTTTCGCCTGACCTTGTTTGATAAATAACAGATTGCCCTTTTTTACGGCGGCAATAGCGCCATATTGTTTCGCCAGTCGGGTAATGAAATTGCCGTCTGATTCGTTGGTTTGGTCTATATGGTCGACGGATAAATCAGACATGGCCTTATTTAAGGTTGGGGTGAGTTTATTGCGCCCGGCAATTATCTTAATAATGCCGCCAATGGTGGTTTTATGGTAAGACTGATCACGGCGAATATTGAGCGTTTCCCGAAAATCCGCACTGCGGGCGCGAATCGTCAGCTTATCCGGTGCGCCACTGTGCTCTATTTCATCCACGGTAAAGGTGCCTTTATCAATCAGCGCCGCCCCTTGCCAACCCAGCGCCACCGCTATTTTTGCGCCTCGGCGTGGCAGCACTAATTTACCGTCTGAATCATCCAGTTCAATATCAAGCTGGTCGGCCTCAAAACTGCGATTATCGGTCAAAGTTAATGACATCAACCGCTTTTTAATACCGCCACTTTTATCGATACCATCCACGGTAATAACATAATCCGGCGCGTTATGGCCGTTACTGGACAGGATATTGATCATGATAATAACCCGCTGGCGGTGTCAGAGATTTGCGCGGCGATATCATCAAATTGCTGGGATAAATCACCAAACATTTCTTTTAAGGATTCATCGGTGCGTTTTAATGTCAGCGTGAATTCAATTTTACGCGCCGATCCGTCACTGAAAAACAGACTTTTGGTACGGCTCAGGCTCTCAATCACAAACATGCCGTGGATCGCCCCGTTCCCCTCAATCAATGACCAGGCCTTGCCGGTATCAGCCATCAACTGCAAGGCCATTAGTGAGAATTTACCGCCAGTCAGTTCGGGGTACAGCACGCCGGATAAGGTAATCGATTCTTCATCTGGCCCTAAAAATTGGCTAACCGGCCGCAAGCCGATGCGCGGATTGGACGGGTGACGCCATGCCATTTGGTGCTGAAAATCTTGATAAGGGACGGTTTGCAACATAAATACAAACATCCCTAATGCCATCATCATATTAGTACTCCTTAGTCGTCATGGTCTTGATAGCTGCGGTTTGATTTACTTTGTGTCTGGCGGTTATGAGCCGCTAATTGGCGGGCTACCTCGCGGGCGATATCCTGCGCATCCTGCTGCGGCGTAGGGTAAATATTGATAATGGGCGCGCCATTAGTGGTTTGATTTTGCTGATGGTTGCTGGTCTGGCCGCCGCCGTTACTGCGGTACTGTGCCGCCGGTAAGCTGTAGGGATGCAGCGGCGCAGCGGCGGCCTGATAGCCACTAAAGAGCATGGAGGCAGCAACCGCCATAGCCGCCGTATTACGGCGGCCGGTGACCTGTGCCGGGCCGTTGATGATTTCAGGGCCGTGCTCACCGACCACGCCAAATTTACCCAACGGGATGTGACCGCCGTTATCATATTCACCGGTATATTTCGCGGCGATATCAGCGGCACTGTTGCCCTTGGGTGCGGGCTTCCATGTAATACCGTACTTAGCTGCGACGGTGGCGATGGCCGGATTCGTTTGTGCCAGTTCGCGGGTTTTCTCGGAGCGCTGTTTTACTTCATCCAGTTTTTCCAGCACCCACTTAATGGATGAGATCAGCGCCTTGAGGGGGGTCATTGCCAAATCAATGCCATCAGCCAGAAACTGACCGAAAGATTTACCCGCATCGGCGGCGCTGTTTAAATCGGCGGTGGTCGATTGCACTGGCTCCAGTAACTTTTTAAACCAATTCCACACGTTTTTAACTGCATCACCAATCCAGTCAAACACCGGCCCCAGCGGTTTTAGTGCCTCTTTAATCGGGGCGGCGGCTTGCATAAAGCCCTCTACCACACCACCGAGAAATGCCTTAATCGGTTTCCAGTATTTGTAAATCAGTAAGCCAGCGCCCACGATGGCCGCCGCGATCAGGCCAATCGGGCTGATTAAAATCCCGAGCAGACTGCCCAAGCCGCCAAGGGCAAAACGCAGGAATTTAAGCGGGGACTTAGCCAGCCAGCTAATGCCATTACCCAGCATTTTAAACCCGCCGATAGCGGATTTAACCGGTGAACGCACCACATTACCCAGCCCGTTACCCAACCCCTTAAGGGTAGCAATAGCAGACTGACCGCCATTTTTAGACAGGGTGAGCAGGGAGCGGCTAAACGTGCCAATCTGACGCGTGGTTATCGGGGTGGTGCTCGCCAGTTTGGACATACCCAACGACAGGCGCGGCAGTAAGCGGATACCTAATACCGAGGTGGTAAAACGCAGTAGCGCGAACGGCCCCAAAATACCGACCACAGCAATCGCCAGCGCACCAAATGCGGCAGTCGCGATAGCGACAGCAGTACCTACCTGCACAATGCCAAGGCTGATTTTGGGGTGGGCCTTGAGAAACTCAGCCACGCCATGCATAAACTCAGTAATGCTTTTGGCTGTTGACCTAAGCCATGCGTCATTTTTCTCAAATAGCTCAACGCTGACGTTTTCCAGGGCGGCGTGAATAATGGTCATATCGCCTTTCAGGTTGTCCAGCTTGGTCGCTGCTACCCGCGCCGCTTCACCATCATATTCACCGGGCTTACCGCGCATCTTATCCAGTGAGCCATTGCCAGCAGCGTGCATTAACACACCAAAACCGGTGAGGGCATATTGTCCGGCGATATCTTTATAAATAGCGCCGCGCTCAACGTTGCCCATTTTGGCGGTCTTATCATTGATATCTTTGAGGATATCCACCAGATCACGCATATTGCCGTTTTTATCGGCGGTCTTAACGCCCAATTCTTTAACGGTACTGGAGCCACCAATACGACTTAAAATACTGCGCATGGTGGTACCGGCCTGACTGCCCTGAATACCAGCGCTACCCAGCATAGCGGTAGACGCTGCCACCGTTTCCAGACTCTGCCCGTATTCGCGTCCAACGCCACCGGAATACTTCATAGACTCGCCCAGCATCGGAATATCGACGTTATTACGGGTAAACAGGGCGGTGAGCACATCCGCTACCCGATCCATTTTCTCCGCCGGAATACCCATCGCGGTTTGAATATTGGAAGCAATATCCGCCGTGGTGCCGAGATCGATATCCCCGGCCGCGGCCAGATTCAGCATACCCGGCATCGCGCCTAATACTTGTTTAGGGCTATAACCGGTGCGGCCAAGAAAATATTGGCCCTGTGCCACTTCCAGATCGGTAAATTTAGAAGAGAGCGGCAAGGTGCGGGCTTGATGGCGCATTGCCTGCATATCCGCGGCGTTCTTATCAGGAATGCGGGTAACAGCTTGGGTTTTACTCATCATACCGTCAAATTCATAGCCAACATGCAACGCCCCCGCTATCCCACGGCCCATTGCGCGGCCGGTGGATAGCGAGGTGTAGCCCAATCCGGCGGCAATGGCTTTGCGCTGGTTGCTACTATCAAAGCGGTTACGGGCGGCACTGAGGCGCTGTTGTTGCTGGGCTTGCTGTTCTAACCGGCGCTGCTGTGCAGTCAGTGCGGCGGTGGTGCTGGTGATATTGGCCTTAAGGGATCGCTGTGCCTGACCTAATCGATGAGTGGCAATACCGCTGCTTTGTAATGCGGTGCGCTGGCTATGCAGTGCGGTGCGTAAATCATGGTATTTTTGCTTTAGCTTGGCGGCCTCTTCACTGGCACGCTTAAACTCTTTGGCCTGTTTCGCGGTAGGGGCGGCACTGTTTTTTAATTCGGTTGCAAGCTGGCGCGCTTTATCGCGGGCAGCGGCCAGCGCCTGAGCAGTGCCATTAATCGCCGCTTTATTCTTGCGAAAACCCTCAATTTTGCCAGATTGTGCATCCAGTTGTTTGAGTTGGTCTTTCGTCGCTTTAATGGACGCGGCCAGCGTTTTATTGCTGGCCAACATAGATTTAAAGGGCTTGGTAACTTTATCAATGGCATTTAAAGAAACCTGCAAGCGGAGGCTCTTATCACTCATCACTGCCCCCGTTACGGATAATGGCCTTATGTCGCCACTCTAAAAGCTCGCCGATGGTCATCGGATCGGTGGCGGATGGCGGCCAGTGAAAGGTGACCGCGATATCAGCCACCAAATCATCAACCGTTAGGCGCTCAGGTAGTCGGACTTGACCGAGTTCGGCAAGAAAAAAATCGCCAGCGCCTGAGACAGCGCGTAAATATCCGCCGGATCAAGATTGCTGATTTCTGGCACGGTCAGATTAGGGGTAGTGATACGCGGCAGCACCCGGATCAGCGCGTCAACATCGGTATCTAACAGCGCTTGCAACTTGGCCCCACGTAACGCCCCAGCGGTGGGTTTATTCACCGTCACTTCGGTAATGGTGGTATTACCCCGGACAATAGGCACATCCAGCGTGATCACATTAAATTTATCTTGCTCTGCCGTAACGACTTCACTTGTTGCACTGTTTTCTGCTGCTGTTTTTGGGTCTTTCATGATGACTTTCCAAATGAAAATAAAGAGAAGAAATGAAATAAGGTGCGAAATAAGCCACGCGATAGCTTCCGCCATGTTACAAACCGATATTGCGGCGGTGGGCTTCCAGCATATCGACGCCGTTGACCCTTTCGACCATATTCACAATGTCGATTTCAATCAGCACTTCACCGTCCCACGTCAATTTGTAGTAGGTGCATTTGGTGGTGATTTTGGTGGTGGTGTTATCACCCTGTTTACTGTCACCGCCGTCGATATCCTCATGACGGCCACGCAACACAATCTCTACGGCGTGGGTTTCGCCGGTATCGTCGCGCTGGTAGGAACCGGCAAATCGCAACATCACACCATCGACTTTGGTCACCCCCCACTGGCGGTAAATCTCGGACTCAATGCCACCTAACGTCCAGTCAACATCCAGCGCGCCATCAGCCAGCCCCAAATCAACCTTGGCGCTGCCGTTCATGCCGCCACCGCGAAAATCTTCAAATTTGCGGTTTAATTTTGGCAAGGTGATGGATTCAACCACCCCTTGATAACTGTTCCCGTTATTAAACACATTCAGGAACTTAAGTTTGCGTGGTAATGCCATAAGTTAAGCTCCTTAGCTGTTAACGGCGGCGGCGAAATTAGCCAGATAACGATCGGTAATGCGCTGACGCAGGGTTAAATCTTCCAGCGGTGGCACCGGCGTATAGTCGTAATCAATAAACAGACGGCCCGCTTTGAGGGTGGTTTTATCGTTCACGCTGTCGTCATACCAGCAATCGCCATCAATCAGATAACCGAATGATTTCAGCTCGCGCATTTTGGCGCGAATGCCCTCAATAATGTCTTTTGCCAGTGACGGGGTAAGCGGCTTATCGTTGGCCCACATATGCGCCTCGGCCATCGTGTCAGCCAGTACCTGTGCGGTGCGGGTGTAGTTCTCAAAGGCAAACAGCGGATCATCAGAACAAGAGCGGGAACCCCAAAAGCGGTAACCGTCTTTGCGGATCAGGGTGGTAACGTCTTTACTGTTGAGCAAATTGGCATCAGTGGCGCTGTTTTGCAGATCCCAAAACACATCGGCGCTGATACCGGTGACGCCATTCACCCCGACGTTAGACAAGGATTTATGCCAGCCCACATCATTATCAATCTTGGCGCGCAAGCCCAAGGCGCGGGCGGTAGCGTAAGCGGTGGCTTCAGCATTGGTCACCGTATCCCAGCTAAGGAAATCCGGCCAAATCACCATCGCTTCGCGCTGGCTAAAATGCTCGCGGTATTTGATGGCCTCTTCTTTGGTTTGGCAGTCGTAGGCGCTGATATAGGCAAAGGCGCGTAAATCCTGCGCAATGGCCAGCAGCGCGGTGGACACGTCTTTGGTGTCATGACCTGGCACCCCCAAAATACGCGGTTTAACGTCAAACTTACCCTGCGCGGCTAACAGCGCTTTCATGCCGGTGTAGCGGCCATCCGGTGTGGCACCACCAATAATATTGGACGTGCTTTCAGCTTCGGTTTCCCCCTGCTCCACACGGACAACCACGGTCAGCGGCTTGGTTTGGTCGCTGATGGCCTCCAGCGCGTGGGCTAAGGTGCCG